ATCTGGTACACCAGATACTACAGAAGAAACTTACTCTGGAAATGTAATCTTTGACAGTCTTTCAGATCAATTTGATGGAACAACTCCAACGTATGTCCTTACTTCTGCAGGATCTTCTGAAATTTCAGGCATAGCCACTGGAAATGGTGTTATCTTAATTAATGACATTTTCCAAGAACCTGGAAATAGTTCAAACTATACTATGGGAGAAAGTGCCGGTATTACCACTATTACATTTACGGGAGCTGCATCATCTACAACAAGTGATGTAAATACTGCAGGACTTCCTCTTGGTGGAGTTCTCCTTTCCGTAGGATCTACAGCAGGATTAGGATATCAACCTTTAGTTTCTGCTGGAGCAACTGCCAGTGTTTCTGGACTCGGAACTATTTCTTTGATCAGTGTAGGAAACACTGGATCTGGATATAGAGTTCCAACAAAATATGAATTTCTTGCTGATATTGCATCTCCTGTCGGAGTTGGATCCACAGAAATCTATCTGGAAAATACCGGAAGTGTTCTCAGTCTCATTGGAACTTTGAATAGTGGAACTAATTGCACAATCGGAGTTGGAACTGATTTTACTCCAGTAACAATTGTATCCACGGCAGCTACTTTTGTTAGAATTGGGACCGGAGATACAATTTCCACAATAATTTCTGAAGGAACTCAAACTAAAATTATTGTTACTAATCCACAAGTTGGATTTGTAAATGTTAGTGTTGGTGAAAGTGCAACCGGGATTGCAACCATGAGTCATGTTGGTTTTGCAACCATCTTGACAGGAACTGGTAACATATCAACTTCGGTTACGATAACGAATCCAGGTTCTGGATATACCACTTTAATCAAACCATTTGTGGAGATTGATGATCCTCTGTCTTACACTAATATTCCTCTTAACTATGTTGGAACTGCTCAGTCTGGACTGAATGGAACTATAGACATTATTGTTGGTAATGGATCTAGTATTATTGACTTCTCTATTAATAATAAAGGTGTTGGATATGCTCCTGGAGAAATTCTTACCATTCCTGTTGGTGGTTTGACTGGAATTCCCACTTCTGGAACATTTAATCAGTTTGAATTGGATATTCAAAAAGTATTCTCTGATGAATTTACTGGTTGGACGATAGGAACTTTACAGACTCTTGACGATCCATCTGGTAATTTTGACGGTGCAACCAAAACATTTAATATAACTCTTGGTGGTAACCTGATTTCAATTAGATCCAATAGAGGATCTAAGATTGATGTTGAACAAGTCTTACTTGTATTTGTAAATGATATCTTACAAGAACCTGGTCAAGGATATCAATTCCCTGGTGGTAGTGTTATTACATTTGCTGAAGCACCAAAACCTGGAGACTCTTGTAAGATTATTTTCTATAAGGGAAGTGGAGATGACCAGGATGTTATCTTGAGAGAGGTTATTGAGACCGTTAAAAAAGGTGATACGGTTACACTTGGATATGATCCAAGTCGTGGACAAGATCAGTTCTTACAGGAAGATGCAAGAACAGTTACTGCAGTTAATTCAACCGATCAAGTTCAAACATTCCCATATTTTGGACCTGGTAATACTACAGATGAAACTCTGTTTAGACCTCTTGTATGGTGTAGACAGACTGAAGATAAAATTATCGATGAAAAACGTGTCGCTAAGGACAGAGAATTATATGAACCACTTATCTATCCTTACGCATACATAACCAAAACTGTTGGTATTGGATCTACTCACGTTTATGTTGATAGAATCAGACCACTCTTCAATGGAAGAAATGAAAATGACACGAGTCTTTTATTCCAAGACAAAGTTAAGTTTGTATCTCAAGTTGTACAAGTAGGAGCATCTGCTACTGCAGTGGTGAGTGCGGCAGGAACAGTATCGTCTCTTGTCATATCTGATGGTGGTAGTGGATATACATCTGCTCCAACAGTCAGTATTGCTGGAACTGCACAGCAAGATGTAACGTTAGGTTTGACCACGGCTACTGCCACTGCAACAATCAGCGCGGCAGGAACTGTTTCAACTCTTTCTCTGACTAATGTTGGAACAGGTTACACAACTGATAAACCACCTGGTGTATTGATTTCTTCTCCATCATATAGTGAGGAAGAAAATCTTATTACAAACTTCCTCGGAGACTCTGGAATTATTGTTGGATTTGGAACAACAACTGTAAGTGGAGTTACCACCCAGTTTATATTTGATCTACATATACCATATGATTCTAAACTTAGAGAACCTACTATTGTTGGAACAGCAGTAACTCTGAGCACTCTTAATGTAAATGATTACTTTGTGGTTACGAGATCAAATGTTGGCAATGCATCAACTTCAATCGTTTCTCTTGATCCTGATGGATCTACTGCAGGGGTTGGTAAATCATTTATTGACAATGTTTATGTCGTTCAAAACGTTCAAAACGTAGAAAGACAGATTATTGGAATCGGAACCTCTGTTTTCCGAAGAGTATTTGTTAACATTGATGATACATTTACTTTTGGAACTGCAGGAACTATATCCACTACAACTAGTGCTGGATATGGAGATTACAGTTGGGGTAAATTTGTAATGGCATCTAGAGCAGGATTGAATTCTTACTCTGCATATACCTCTGGTGGGGTAATCGGTATTAATACCTCTATGAGGGTTGAGAGATCTGTTCAACTCAGATCTAAAAATTACATCCCATCCAATACATAATAAATAAAAAAAACTCCATTAAATTGGCACAAAATGGCTGCAATTATAACTGATCAAATTAGAATATTGAATGCAAAGAATTTTGTATCTGGAGTTAGTTCCAGTTCTAATTCATACTATTCTTTTATTGGTCTACCAAATCCATCAGACTACCAAAGTGACTGGGACACAAATCCTCCCGCTCCTAAAGATAATTTTTCTGAAGAGAATGATTATTGGGATACCATGGTTGCTCTTAAGAAAATTAATGCTTCTGATATTAGGCAGGTAATTCCTAAAAGAAATTGGAGTTCTGGCACTACCTATGACATCTATAGACATGACTATAGTGTTACTAAAACTGCAGCAATATCTGGTGCTACTAATCTTTATTCTGCGTTTTATTATGTAATTAATAGCGATTTTAAAGTTTATATTTGCCTTCAAAATGGAACAGATCCAGGTAATCCAAATGGCAAACCATCTCTTGATGAACCAACATTTACAGACTTAGAACCAAGATCTGCAGGTTCTAGTGGCGATGGTTATATCTGGAAATATCTGTATACAATTAAACCCACTGAGGTTGTTAAATTTGAATCTACCGATTTCATACCAGTCCCCGCTAATTGGGAATCCTCAAACGATAATTCTGCTGTTAGAGATAATGCTGTAGATGGATCTATTAAAGTTGTAGTTGTAACTAATGCTGGAGTTGGTTTGGGGACTGCCAATCAAACTTACACGAGAGTTCCTATTGAAGGTGATGGTTCTGGAGCAGAGTGTACCATAACTGTTGGCGCTGATTCCAAAGTAAGCAGTGTAACAGTTTCAAATCAAGGATCTGGATACTCCTTTGGAAGTTTAAATCTTAGTTCTGGGGGAGTTCCAACTGGAACTACTGTTCCTACCTTTGATGTGATCATGTCTCCTCAGGGTGGTCATGGTGCGGATATTTACAGAGAACTAGGAGCATTTAATGTTCTTTTATATTCTAGAATTGAAAATGATAATGAAAATCCTGATTTTGTAACTGGTAATCAAATTGCAAGAGTTGGTGTTGTAGAAAATCCCGAAGTATCGACCGGGACAATTTTAAGTTCAGATAAGGCAAGTGCTCTTAATGCACTAAGACTAACTGGAACGGGATATAGTTCTGCTTCATTTACTGCAGATTCTTACTTCACTCAAACAGTTGCTACTGGCACCACTGCAGTTGGTAGAGTTGTAAATTATGATGCAACAACAGGAGTTTTAAAATACTGGCAAGATAGATCTCTCGCAGGATTTAATACTGTTGGAACTGCTTTAACAAATCCAACATATGGTTTCGGTATAGAGGCATTTACTGCTTCACCAGCACCCGGTGGAAGTTTAACTATTGTTCCATCAAGCGGATCTAATTTAGCGATTGATACTTCCTTTACTGGTATCTCAACCATAATAAATAATAAAACATATTATCTTGGTCAGTCATTTACCAGTGGGGTTGCAGGTCCTGAAGTTAAAAAACATGCAGGAAACATTATCTACGTTGATAACAGACCTTCAATTACCAGATCATCTAACCAAAAAGAAGATATCAAAATCATTTTGCAGTTCTAAAGAATTATGTCTCAGCAAACAAATCTCAATGTAGCCCC